GTACTTCAACCTGCCGTAACTTCACGACAATCTCTTCGGGCTTGGGTCTCTTAATCGCCATCTATGGTCCTCCGATGTCCTAATCATAGGCGCGGACCACTTTTTGGGGGGAGGCTCACTACCACGAAGAGGAGCGGTCGCCGGTGAACATGCCCTATCGCCGTCTGCGTATTCGCGGTTTGGTCAGTCATGCCCGCACGGGTTCGGATTTGGTTTCCTTTCGAAAACAGACTTTGCGTGATGACGCCACTGCGTCGATTGCCGAAAGTGGCACCTATCCAGAGAGCGCGTTTGGTTGGACCAAGGATGACACCAAGGTCAAAAAGATCGGTGCTGTTACCAATATCACCGAGGAAACCATGGCGGACGCCGATCAGCTGCAAAGTGAGATCGACGTTGAATTGCGGTTTGGTCTGGATCTGGAAACGGAAAAACAAATCCTGGCCGGTGATGGCATTGGCCAAAACCTGCATGGGTTAATCCCAAATGCGACTGCGTTTGTTGCAGCAGCTGGATTGCCAAATGCAACCTGCATTGATCGCCTGCGTCTGGCTGTGCTGCAAGTTGTACTGGCCGATTATATCCCGACACACTTTGTGTTGAACCCAACTGACTGGGCAGGCATCGATCTGCTGAAGGATAGTCAGGGCCGGTTTGTTTTTGGCCACCCGGGTTCGCAATCTACGCCAGCGCTGTGGGGCAAGGATGTGGTTGAAAGCAATAGCATGTCTGTTGGTGAGTGGCTGACAGGTGACCTGCAGATGGCTGCCACCCTGTATGATCGTTCCGAGGCCGAAGTGACGATCTCGTCTGAACACGGAACCAACTTCATTGAAGATATGTTGACCATGAAGGCCCGCCAGAGAATGGCGCTGGCGGTCAAACGTCCGGCTGCAATGGTAACTGGAAACTTCACATTCGTCTAATCGACGGCATTTAGAAAACTTGGTCTGTGCCGGTGTCGTCGGCGCAGATCCCATCCAATTCAATCGAGGTAAGACATGTTTGTGAAGGTAAAACAGACCCGGCATACAAAAATCGGCATCCTGCGCAGCGGTACGATCTTGGATGTGAACCAACTGAGTGAAAATGGCCAATCCCTTATCGCGGCACTGCTGAAGCAGGAGAATCCGGCGCTGGTAAAGCTGACCAAAGCGCAGGCCGATGCGGAAAAGGAGGCGGTTGTTTCGCTAGTACCCGTCGATGAGCCAGTCGTCAAAACCAGCATTGATCAGGCCGTTCTGGAGGAGCTGCAGAAAACGTTATCAGATGCAGCGGAGCTGAATAGTACCCTGCAGGCAGATCTGGATAAGGCTGTTAAGGCTGGTGAAGATGGTGCGGAACTGGCCGCAAATTTGCAGGCTGATCTGAAATCTGTGTCAGTTGAACGGGATAAACTGGCAGCGACAGTGGTCAGTGAAACCAAACGGGCTGACGATGCCGAAGCAGCTATCAAATCCCTGGAAGAGGATCTGACAGAGTCCCAAAAGGCCTTGTCCTCGGCAACTGAAGAAACAGATGGTGAAGGCAAGTGAGCCAGATTCTCGTCGCAGATATTAAGCCTCTTGTCTCTCTCTCGCAGGGCGATACGGGTCATGACACCTTGCTCACGGGCTATATTGCTTCTGCTGAGGCTATGTTTGCCAGGCATCTGCGGCGGGACCTTGATGCTGAGTTTCCCGGCGGTTGGCCGGCGGACATTTTGCAAGCCCTGAGGGTGCAGATTTCCCATTGGTATGACCAGAGTTTTGGCGGATCAATGGCTGGGACAAATGCCATGCATCAAGGGGTTAAGGACTTGCTGGCTCCGCATCGAAACCTTGGGGGCTAGGCCTATGGGAGGGAGATTTTTTGAGCCGGTCCAGTTTCAAAGATCTGACGGTGTGGATGACGGTTTTGGCGGTAAGACCACGGTGTGGGAAGATCTTCTGGATGGCCGTGGCTGGATCAGAGAAACACCCGGAAAAGAGAAGATCTCAGCAGGTCTTATTGAGGGATCTGCCACTGCTACCCTGCGCATTCGGACCAGCGGCACTGGTCCCGCCTGGGGCGTGACTGCCGGTGATCAAGTTATCGCCCGGGGGCACTGCTGGCATATTAAGGCGGCGCCGATCGATCCTGACGGTCGTGGTGTAGTTGTCGAATTCCTTTTGGAGCGAAGGGAGAAAGTCGAGTGAAGTCGCCATTTGATTTCGAGGGTTTTCGGGAAATTGATGACTCACTTGCTGTTTTGCCAAAGGCGGTTGCAAAAGGTGTTGTCCAGCGTGGTTTGCGCAACGGGCTGCAGCCGGTGGCTGACGGCGCAAATTCATTTTGGCCCGGTACAGATGACACTGCATTTGTGGTGTCAGATAAGCTTGCCCGGGGCCGACAAAAGGCCAATGCAAAGTCTGGTCAAGTTGAGATGTTTGTTGGCAATAAACGTAGTGTTCCCCATGCTCTTTTCCTGGAGAATGGTACGGAGCCGCGGTTTCACAAAAGTGGGAAATATGTCGGGGCTGTCGCACCGATGCCCAGTTTAACACCCGCCTGGGACGCCCGCAAAGAAGAGGTTCTGGCTGGGCTGGCTGCGGAAATCCGTCAGGAACTTGCCGCAACCTTGTCGCGGCGAACACGTAGGGGCCTGTGATGGAAGGACATCTGCTAGCGACTCTTGAGGCCGTGCTGAGCTGCCCTGTCAAATGGGGGTATTTCAGCGATGGTGAAACTCTGCCGCGAGTGACGCTGTTTCGCAAATCTGGCAGAAGGCATCATACGCTCAACACTAAAGGGTTGATGCGGGGGGCTGTACAGATCGACTGCTGGGGCGAAGCTTTCGCCGCAGCGATCGGCGCCAGCCGTTTGGTTAGCTCCGAGCTGGAAGGGTATCGGGGTGGCCCTATTTTGAGTGCGCGCCTCAATGCAGTACGTGACAGCGGCAATGGCGATGCCGATTTGGTGCACCGGGTCTCACTGACATTTGCGATCACGTATCGCGAGTAAACCGCCGGAATTCCGGCTCTCAAAACTCATCTAAAAAGGATTGTTGTTATGACCACAACGAAACCTGCCTCGGCGGGGCGGCAAGCTGCTGCCAAAACATCCAAGACACCGCGTGTTGTTGACGAGGTCACTCTGACCCGGTTGCCCCTGGTGGAGAACAAACCTTCCCACCCAGCAGCGCAGTTCAAGGGGCTGGAGCCAAGCCCGGGCGAGGTGCTGGAATTCACTCTGGCCGGGTGTCACCTATCGCGGCACCGTCAGTGAGGCAGCAGAAGCCGCTGGTGAGGTCTTTGCTGAGTTTTCAGGGCCGCTGGTCGTCGTCCGCAAAGATTAGGCCGTGGCCTATTAACCCGCGTCCACAAAGGCGCTTTTCTCCATTGAAAGGAAAATGGAATGACACACCAAACTGCAGCTGGGGTAACGCTCGGCATTTCGCTGGCGGCCCCAGCGAGCCATACCGAAGTAGGGTTTGACGCCTTGACACTTGTCCCTGTTGGGGAAATCACCAACATCGGGGAATTCGGCAAAGAATTTGCGCTTGTGACCCACAATCCTTTGGCGTCTCGCGGCACCAAAAAGGGCAAAGGCAGCTTCAATAACGGCAGTCTGAGCCCGGCCCTGGCACTTGATCCCAGTGACGCAGGTCAAACAGCCATGAAAACAGCATTGGAAAGTGATGATCCAGCGTATTTTGCCATCACCTTACAGGACGGAACGATCTTCTACCTTGTTGGGCTGCTGATGTCATTCAAGCCAAACATCGGTGGTGTGGATGACGTCGTCACAGCATCCACGTCGATCGAGTTAACGCCGGATGCAATCCTTAAAAAAGCTGCACCGTAATCCGCTCTAACGAGCGGCAGGGCCGGGTGGAAAGTGGTTCGTTCTCCCGGCCTAAATGAACCAAGGAACCAAGAGGATAACAAAATGGATTTCAACAAATTTGACAGTGTGTCAGCGGCTGAAAAAGGCGCAAATTACCACGTGAGGCATCCGGCTACCCTGAAGCCGCTTTTTGACAACCCTGATGATCCGACCGTGGACAATGGCAAGCCTTGTCTTGTTGAGCTTTTGGGAGCCGAGGGGCCCACTGTCCGAGCCCTGAACCGCAAGATCCAGAAGGCCCAAGCGCAAGCTGAACCGAAAGACGAACATGATAGAAAAGAGGGGGGTGATGAGCTTTCGATCGACGATATCCATGACCGGATGGTAAAAACACTGGCACCCCGCGTCCTCGGCTTTACGAATATCAAAAACGGAAATACGGCAGCAACCAAAAAAGATGCAGTCTGGTTTTTCAATCTGAACCACCTGAATTCCCAAAAGGGTGAAATGTCATTTGTCGAACAGGCGGGTGAATTCTCTGGGAAGCGTAGCAGTTGCCTGGGAAACGTCTTAGCCGACTGACGCTATATGCCGAGCATGCTGGGTTTCTGGCAGCAAGCCCACCCGATTGGAAATCCAGCCGTCTAAAGCTGTGGCTTAGTGAGGGACTAGACCTTTCATTTCCGGATGTCAGCGGTGTTGAATACATGTTGGAAATGATGGCGCCAAGCGGATTGGGGTGGTGCCTGTTCGACCAAATGGGCGGAACAAACCCTGTCAGCTGGTCAGAGATAGTCAGCTTCTCACGCGCGGCGGATCTATCGCTTGAACCCTGGGAGACCCAGCAACTGCGGGCCATGAGCGTTGCCTATGTTCAAGGTTTCGCACGGGGACAAGATGGGGCTGCACGAGGTCCGCGACAACGAGGTGTTGCGCGAGTGGCTGGCCTCAGATGGATCTACCCAGGGGGATCCGGCCGGCTTCCCCTGGTGTGGGGACGCAGCAATCACCGCGCTGGAACTGGGCGTATCTGGTGAACCGCTGCCAGACAGTTTGGAGGCCAACCCATATTGGGCCCGCAACTTTGCCGACTATGGCATTGCTTGCGGCAAGATATAC